GAAGAGCCAGAAGTTGAGCAACCAAAAAATCAAATTAGCCGCAATGAAAAAGTGCTTTTTGATAATTGGACTGCCGACAATACTTGGTTTCATCAAGATAAAATAATGCAGGCAACAGCAACAGCTTATTTTGGCACTTTATCTGAAAGAATATCTCTTGAAGAAAGATTAGAAATGGTTAGCGAAGAAATTCAATCAAGATTTAGTGATAAATTAAATAGAACTAAAGCTCCAAGTGTAGAAAGCGGTCAAAGAGGTATTAATGTAGGTAAAAAACAATATACTTATAATGATTTGCCTTTAGATGTGCGTCAAACATGTCAATATTTTGCAAAGAAGCACAATTTTACTGCTACGCAAATTAAAGATATGCAACAAAACGCCATTAATGACTATTTTAATAATTAATAATTGAGAAAATTTATGACAAACAAAAATATTGATTCAAACAGAGAAAGTTCAAAAGAACATGCTCAAGAAAGAGTATCTAATTATAATGATAGAGAAATTAGAGCTACTAATCGTGATATGGAAATTGTTAAATTACCCGATGGAAGAGAATTTATTAGAAGCCCACGTTCACATTTAAAAAGACATGGTGCTTTATCAGATTTGCCAAAAAAAGCAGGTTTTATAAGGCGCTGGGTTTCTGGTAACATCCCTAATCGATTACAAGATTTAATTGATTTAGGATATAAACCTGCTACTAATGAAAATGGATTAGAAATTGCTCCAATCAGAGGTGGTCAAAATAAAATGGGCGAAACATTTATGCGTTATGCCATGGAAATTTCTGAGGAAATGAACGAAAAAATACAAAGAGATAATCAAATTAAAATAAATAATCGTCAACAAGAAAGCATTGATAAACTTGCAGGAAGAGATCTTGGCATGGGTTCAATGACTTATGTTGCACAAGATCAAAAAAAATTAATTAAATAATTAAATAATTATGACAAATTCAAATACTCCATACGGATTAATACCCGTTAAGAACTCTCCTTTTGTGGAGATTCCTAAAAACTATTACTACATTCCAGCTAGTTATGCAACTGCATTATTTATTGGTGATCCAATTGTAAAAACTGGAACATCTAACACAGCAAATGTTTTGACTAGTGGAAGACAATTTGCCGCAGGTTCTTTACCTGAAATTAATAAAGCAACGGCTGGTGATGCTAATAAAATCACTGGTGTTATTATTGGTTTCTTGGCTAATCCACTTAACCTAAACTCAGTTTACAATCCAGCTTCAACCGAAGCAGTAGCTATTGTTGCCGACAGCCCACTTCAAGAATTTGAAATTCAAGAAGAAACTGCTGGCACTGCTTTAGCAGTAACTGCTGTTGGCTTAAACGCTAACGTAGTATTTGCTGAATCTGGCTCAACTGTCACTGGCTTGTCTGGTGCAGAATTGGACACTTCAACTCCCGCTACCGATGCAACTTTCCAACTTAAAATTTTAAGATTAGTTGATGCTCCTGATAATGCTATTGGTCAACACGCTAAATGGCGCGTTAAAATCAATAACCACACAGAAGCAAACGTAACTAGTGGTATCTAATATTAATAATAAAAAATATAAATTATGTCTATTATAGTAACAGGAACAATTCCAAAAGCTCTTAAACCAGGAGTAAAAACTTATTGGGGAGCATACACCGAGGATGATCTTTTAGCATCAAAACTTGTCAAAATGGAGTCAACAGACGAACAATTTGATGAAGATGTGTTAATTTCGCCCTTTGGTCTTTTAAAAACTAAAAACGAAGGTGCTGGTGTTGATTATGATTCAATGTCGCAAGGCTATGTATCAAGATATCAACAAAGAACTCGTGCATTAGGTTATCAAGTTTCTTGGGAAGCTCGTAAATTTAACAAATATCTTAATGTTGTATCTAAAGGTAACGAATATTTAGCATCTTCACTTCGTGAAACTAAAGAAGTCGATGTTGCTGATTTATTCAATAACGGTTTTGATTCAGGCTACACTTTTGGTGATGGTAAAAAGTTTTTTGCAACTGACCATCCAAGTCGTGCAGGCAACTTTTCTAACACTTTAGCTACTCCTTCTGACTTATCAGAGGAAGCTTTGGAAGAATTGTGTATTCAAATTAGAGAAACTAATAACGATAGAGGAATTAAAGCTAAAATTAAACCAATTTTATTACAAGTTCCATCAGCTTTAATGTTTGAAGCTACTCGTATTTTAGAATCTCAACTTCGTGTTTCAACTGCTAACAACGATGTTAATGCTTTAAAATATATGGGTTTGTTTTCAGGTGGAATTTTAGTTAATCCGCATTTGACTTCCGACGACGCTTATTTTATTAAAACAGATGCTCCAGAAGGTGCTAAAATGATCACTGCAGTTCAGGGTGAATTTAGCAACGATGGTGCTTTTGAATCAGGAGATCATAAATATAAAATTATGACTTCCTATGCAGTAGGCGTTACTGATCCTCGTGGCTATTTTGCTTCACAAGGCGTTTAATCCTTTTAACTGTTGTCCTATTGGGTAAAAGGGAGTGAAATTCTCCCTACAACTAAATTTATAATATTATGACAACTACAAATTTTACTAATGGCGTTAATAACATTACCGCTCAAAACATTTTGGGACAAATGATCCAATTGGATCCAACTCAAATGCATACTTATTTTGATGATTTTGACGAATATCACGCAGTCAATTGGACAGTTACCGAAACACAAGCTGGAGCAACACAAGCTTTAGCTAATGTTGATGGTGGCGTTCTTTTGCTTACTAACAGTGCTGCAGATAATGATTTAAATGCTTTACAAAAAGTTGGTGAATCATTTAAATTTGAAGCTGGCAAGAAATTGTTTTTTAAAGCACGCTTTGCTGTTTCCGATGCAACTGAATCAGATTTTATAATTGGTCTTCAAATTACCGACACAACTCCTTTAGCTGTAACTGATGGTGTTTATTTTAGAAAAGATGATGGAGACGCTAATTTAGATTTTGTTGTTGTTAAAGATTCAACTGCTTCAACCGCTACTGCAATTACAACCGTTGCTAATAATACTTATTTAACCGTAGGTTTTTATTATAATGGTATAAATGAAATTGTTTATGCGGCATCTACAAATAATAATAATCCAACTATTCTTGGCAAATTAGCTGTAACCAATTTACCTGACGATGAGGAATTAACAATTTCTTTTGGTATTCAGAATGGAGAGGCTGTAGCTAAAACCATGTCTATTGATTATATTTTTGCATCAAAAGAAAGATAGGAGCAAACATGCGTAGAATTGAAGTTAAAATGGATTTAGCTGATGTTGATCCTAATGGTGTTTTTGAAAATCAAACATTAGGATCTGCGGGTAATTTTAATTTAAATGGAATTGGAGTTACAAATAGTGAATGGGTAAGTCCTGATGGTTTTGCTAAAAAAATTGGTTTTAGTTCTAGTGGCAACATATCTAGTGTTAATTTTGTTATATCTGGTTATGAAGACAAAAATAAAACTATTGCAATTAGTGAAACTATAGCTGGACCAAATGCAAATACTGTAGAAACTACTAACTATTTTTATTCTATCCAAACAATTTCAGCAAGTGGAGCGGTTGCAACAAATGTTGAAGCTGGTCCAGTTGATGAAGCTGTTTCTCAAATAATTCCTATAAAAAGGACATTTTCTGATAGAAATGAACGAATTACTGGCTTGACATTTATAAAAACGGGGACTATAAATTATACAGTTCAACAAACAAATGATAATGTTCAATCAAAAGATGATAGAACATTTAATTGGTTAAACTCAGATGATAGTAATGTTGTAAATGCAACAACTTCTAAAAATAGTAATTATACAACTATGCCAATGGCTATGCGTGTTAAAATTAATTCCTATTCATCTGGTGCCGAATTATTAATACAAGTTAATTAATATGGATTATTTAGTAATATGCGACAGAACTGGCTTTAAAAAATGGCGTTCAGAATGTCAATATGAATGGGACGGAAAATTAGTTTGGAAAAAAGTTTGGAGGAGAAGACAACCTCAGGATACTGCGATTGTTTATCCTCCAGCTCAAAAAATTGCTGACTCTAGACCAGAAACAAAGGATAATTTTATTAATGCACCAACACCTAATTATAATTAAATATGAAAAAAGGTTTATACGCTAATATTCATGCTAAAAGAAAAAGAATTGAAGCTGGTTCTGGCGAAAAAATGCGTAAGGTAGGAAGCAAAGGCGCACCTACTGCTAAGAATTTTAAACAATCTAAAAAGACTGCAAAAAAATGAAAAAAAAATCAGTTAATTTAAGCGTTGGACGCGGTGAAAAATCCAAAAGCGGAGGTCTTACTGCAAAAGGTAGAGCTAAATATAATAGAGAGACAGGAAGTAATTTAAAAGCTCCTGTAAGTAAAAAGAGTGCAGAAAAAAGTCCTAAA